CTCTTTCGTTTTTTGAACGGGAATACAAAACCCCAACTTGCTGAGAATTTTTCCAAGTCCAACTAGTCCTCTCTGTATGCCCGTGAGATTTCGCATTGCCACCAATTCGTCTGCACTTAGATCATACCTAACGCCTCTACAGTTAAGTCCCTCTTCAGTCGCCTCATCAAAAAATGTTACTCCGTCTCCTCCTGGATATCTCGAAATGACAATTTTTCCCGTGAACATTGATGTTGTGCTTTTCGCGTGTGCATCGAATAGCTCCGCTGCAATTTCATATGTTAGTGTTGGATCAAAGCCACCTATGACTGCACTTGTATCAAATTCGTATGAATTGATTTGAACATTTTTACTTGAGAAACTCTGCGATGTTTGTTTGCGCCACTTAATATTAAGTACGCGCAAATTAGTGTTTTTTACTGATGAGATATTTCCCGATGTGGTTATCTTTATAAATGTGCCTGATGGATCGGGTCGTCCATTTACATCGCAAAATGCAAATGTTAGGCTCTTTATTTGTGGCTCGTGATAAGGTACGACATTATAAGTATGGATGTATTCCGTTGTCCTTCCCCTGCTGTCTGTGACTATCGTTTTTGATTTTATTTGTCCATCTGATTTGATTGGATTAAAAATAACTTCATTCCCATCATAGCTTGCCTCTTCAAAAGTCGTCTTTATGGATTTTATCGTTGAGCCATAAATCCCTTTTGCATTGATGTTTATCTTCGGCCGTGAAATGCTTTGAACCCATAGTCCATAAAACTCTCCAGGCAGTGAAGGATTTCCCTCTGTGATAGTTTTTGACTCGATTGTCGGCACAACACTAGTAGGCACCTTTATGGTATATGTTTTAATCTCGTCCCATATCTTTGTTTCGCCTGCATATGTCTCCAAACTTACAGTCAAAGTGGTTTGTCCTTCGCTTGGTATTTTGGAGCATAGTTCTATTGGCACTTTAAATGAACATTGATTAATAAGACCCGTATCAACTAAAACCCATTGATGTTCTTTCTCCGTTAGAATATGCCAATATACTCTGTGAGTGAATGTGTCCGATGCAGGCGTCCACTTTATTTTGAATGTTTCTCCAAATTCGCTCCCCGATATGCTTTCCGTTTTGCTTCCGCGGGGAATTGTCGACAATGTGAGTCCATTACTAGCTGACAACCAACCGACCGATGATGGTTTTGCATCAAAACTCGCATATGCACTCACTGTCTTTGTTCCATCGCTGTTGTGTGGAACTGTGACTGTTGTTGCATATAGTACCTGACTTGATCCGTTTACATAATATGACGATGTGAATGGATGTGATTCTCCATTAATGACTAGTGCGCCACTACATCCACCGTTCCATTGCGCCCAAGCACCTGGTGCTGCAGTTAGTACAACCGATGCAGTTACTCTCGAATAGTTACCTGCTATGTTTTGTGATTCTTGTTGTAAGCCGATTGATAAGTAATATTGCGCCATATTAACCCCCTATCCAGACATCGTTTAGTGTGTTACCAACAGTTTTGCCTTGCTTGTTTCTTATTTCAGACCCTAGCCTAGTCGCCCATTGCGATCCATATCGCATCTGTCCTGATACAGCCACATTACGAACCTCTAGAAAATCATTCGTGAATTGAGCTACTACCTGCCCTTTGTACATAAACTTCAATGCGTCGTTTGTGTATAGTGTTGTTACTTCAGAATCCACCTTTCCTATTTCGAGACCTTTGACGCTAGTTCTAAGCCATAGTTGTTGATTAGACATATATCCACCAATTTCATCAAGGCCCTTTTGTATTTCGCTATATGTAAGCGTGAGATTGTCTGCTTGCACCTGCAGTTTGCTTTGGACTTCCTCTCTAAAGTTTCCAAAATCCGTATTTGATACCCTGCTCTTTATAGCCTCTGCTATAAGTCCCTCTGCAGTGGTTTGTAATTGCAATAGCTGACTATTCATCTGTTCGATTATAGTCTCTCTATTACTAATTATTTGCCCTTCCACATCTTCAGGCGCAGGTGTCCAATCGGTATATAGAGTGCCTCGCTCAACTTTAGTCTTTGTCCCCTCTATGTATGTGCTATATGTCTTTATATATGCATCGTTTTCTTTTGCCTCAAATATGTTTGATGTCTGCACCGCCACATTGTCTGTTCCGTCTTGTAAGTTTTCAAACCTTAAAAATTCCTTGTTTTTATCGTATACTGCTATCTTTAACCAATGGTTAAACTGTTGCACTTGCCCAGGCTTTGGAATCCACTGCTGTATTGCAGTAGTGGATTTTACCTCGATGAAATCACTCACCATTGTGTTTGCCTCTGCAGATGGACTCAACGATCCGTCTTCGTTAAGAACTCCTCGTGTTGTTGCCTTTTCTATATAGAGATTTCTTGCGCCCGTCTTGACTGTCTTTTTTACTTCTTGCTCTATACTGTCTGTTAGTGCCTTTCCAAAATTGATGACTAGCTTTCCATCTCTTACTGTGAGTACTTCTTTACCTCCGTCGACGATTCTTATCCTCTGTAGGTCTATGTCGCCTGCAGTAATGTGTTTTGCGTTCAGCTCGATTATATTTGCTATTGCAGATGATATCTTTTTAGTTAACACCTCATCTGTGCTAATCCTATTTACGATTTGTTTTACATCCGCGGTATCTGCCTTTTTGACCCACTGCCCACCTTGATGTTCCCATAGTTCGACATAACCACCTGCAGGTTTAAACCATATATCTCCGTCCTTTGGACTTTTCGGTTCTTCTGTGTCCATGAACATCAATCCTTGTGATGTGGCTAGTTCTTCAATATATTCGATTTTCCTCTGCAGTGGACTTTTATATTGATATGACGACTGCGATTGTGTCTTTCCCTCTGCACTGCAGTGGGAACTTAGTCCACCATCAAATGTTAGCGTCTGCGATACGATCGGGATGTCTATTTCTATGTTTGCTCCCCATACTGCTGTGATCCAATCTCCTACTTCTAAAGCAGGATCGCCTCTCCATTCAAGTGTGTATGGATAGTAGTTTAAGTCGCGGCATTGATTGTACACGCGATCTAGTATTGGTTGTGTCATCCATGGATTTGAAAGTTTTAGTTCAGTTCCATCTATGTTGCCTGCAACAATGACCTTCTTCTCATCTTCGAGTTTATTTTCAATTCCTCTAAATCTATATAAAATCTCGCCTCGTACTAATCCCGATGGTTTGTACATATCCTTTGTGATATGTTTCCCACTTTGTCTTAGTTTTATAAAATCAAGTTTTCCCTCACGATTGAAGATTGCAAAAGCACCATTGAGCTGTGCGATATAAATGATTGCTTCTCTGTAGCTGACCTTCTTAGGCATTGCAGTCATGACATCATCAATGATTGTCAATCCATCTGCTGTGTGAATTTCCGTTGCTAGTACAATCTCTTGCAAGATTGCTCGTGCCGATGTTGGCATTTGTAATGATGATTCATAGTTTCCACTAAGCCTACAAAACTCATTTTCGAGTTTTATTTCGGTATAGTTTGAGTTTCTGTCAAGTTTTACATCAACGACAAAAAACGAGCCTAGTTTAATCGGCTCGTAACTCCCATCGTCCTTTCGTACAGAAATAACCAAAGTGCTCGGCATCATCTCCTGCAGTCCTTCGATTATCCTTTTTATTTTTACTGTTAGTCCTGCTATATAGCCACCACCAAGAGGGAGCTGTTTATCGCCACCCAATCCCTCTTCAAGTGTGAAACTAACGATGTCTTTCTTTGTGTAGGCTTGTCCGTTAAGGACTAGTTCGCAATCAAACATCCTGCTTGTGTTGTCTATCGCTGTTTTATAAGCTGCGCTTGTACTAATCATAATTGCTCCTTACTGCTGAATCAAAGACACTGACGCGCTCTTGTAATAAGTCACGCCATCGCTTAATGTACCAAGCAAGTTGTATTGCAATGTACCACGATACACCGTCAGTGTCTCTCCTAAGATTACGCATGGATAAAAAGTTCCTGATAACGCATTCTTTATTTGATTTAATTCGGCCTGAGTTAGTATCCCCCAATTAATTGATATATTTCGTTTTGCAGCGATGATATCACCTGCCATAATTCCACTTGCACTACGACCCGTGCTTGATGACCATATAATCTCGTCCGCTGCCGTTATCTCCACAGGTGATGCAAGTCTTATTCCATTTATTGTAATCTCGTTCATTCTGTGCCTCCTAAACAATAAGTGGACATTCGCCCGTGTTGACTGTGATGCTGTTAATCATTTCCACGATTTCCTTTGTCACCTTTCGTCCGTCGAGCGTTAGGTTCAGCGACATTACTGCTTTAAGCAACTGATTAAGCAGTTGTACCACTTCGCGATTGTCTCCGTCTTGCGAAAGTGCGGCCGCCTGCTTTGCCATTTCGAGCAGTTTGTTTTCAGGCGCGACGATTTCTCCATAGTGCATATTGTCACCAATCATTGCAAGTTGTGGTGTGTTCGCTTTTACATAGCCACCTTGAGCAAGTCTTGGCAAACTTACTGTGCTAAATCCACCAATTCTCACTCCTGGCAGTTTGTTGATTACTCTAATCGCTCCATTGAGCAATCCTATGCCTCGATTGATTGTTCCTTCCACAGTTGCTAGTACACCATTGATGACCGATCTTACTGCTCCACCGATTGCATTTCCGACCATTGTTCCTACATGGGTAAATGTGGATTTGATTGTATTCCATATGCCACTGAAGAATCCTGCAATTCCACTGAAAGCATTCTTCACCGCTTCGTATGCAGTGTTAAATATGTTTTTGAACCATTCAGGTACAATTGCAAATACATTCTTAATTGCTGTCCATTTGTCACTAAACCAGGTCCCAATCGATTCAAATGCTGCATTGATATGATCTCTTGCTGCATTGAATATGGTCTTAAAGAATAAAATCACGGGTGTGAATATGACCTTAATTTCTGCCCAAATCTTCATGAACAATCCTAGAATATACTCCTTAAATCCCTCTAGCATCAGCTTTATGCCCTCAAAGCATTTCTGCCAATCTCCTGAGAATATTCCCGTCAAGAATTCTATAACCCCTCTTAGTATGTCAATTAGTCCCTTGAGCATCTGCGCTGCCGCTGAAAAGAAATTCTTCAAGTGACCCCACCATGTGTCAACGAGGGCTGCAACGATTGGCCCAAGGACCTCAATAAGCCATGATAAGACGGGTTGCAATGTTGTCTCCCAAAATACCTTTATTAATTCTGCTACATCACCAATTAGATGTGCGAAACTCTGCAGTGCTGGTGAAACATAGTTTGTCCACATCTCAGCAAAGCCACTTCCTATTTTTGAAACTACAGGTCCTATATACTTGTCCCATACATCCGACACTTTGCTCGCTAACTTTGTGAGCCCACTTTCGATTGATTGCCACATAGGTCCAATCTTCTCGTCGTATACTTTTCTTATAGTATCCCATAGATTAGTCATTGACTTTGCAATGCTATCTGCTGCATTACCAAGCGCACCAAAAATATCCTCAAAGATTTTTTTGAACCTTTCCTTGTTCTTTGCGAAAGGCTCAATAACCGCTGATGCGATGTCAGAACCAATCTTTGTCATTATTTCTTTGGATGCAAGCCAGCTATTTGCAAATATTTCCACGATGGCCGATGTCAGCTTTACAGCACCTTCCGACTTTAATGCTTCCGCTACCGTTGCCATCAACTCGGCCGCGTCACCTGCAACATCAACTAGCTTTGTTGCACCTCTGAACCATCCCGCTATGCTTTCTTTTATAAAATCTGAGTTTCCCTCAAAATAGCGAGCTACAGCGCCTGTTATATTTTCTGCGATTGAAATGCCTATCGATGCAGCCGAACCAACAATCCTTCCTAGACTGAATGCCGTGTGTCTTGCAAATGTATCTGCTGCACTAATAACCTCTTTGCTCGTAAAAATGTCTATAATTGCTTGTTTGATATTCTCTATATTTGCATATGTCTTTGCGAGGCTATTACCATTCAATCCCACTTCAAATCCATCTGCAAACGCATCTTTTATTCTGTTCAGATAGTCAAGGACCCTCTGCAGTCCCTTGCTATATTCTGACAATCCGTCGCCCTCGGCAAGTTTCCCCATGTCGACATCTGCCCCTTGTGGATTTGTGCTGCCTCCTCCACCACTGCCTCCTGAACCACCCGATCCACCGCCACCACCTGAACTATCTGCAAGGTCGTCTAGCTTGTTGATTTTATCAAATCCCATGAGTGCTTTCATTTCTTTGGCCGCATTCTTTATTGAGGATCCTGCTCCATCTGCTGCTTTGCCAAGGCTATCTGCTCCACCTGCTGCGTTCTCAAGCCCACTGCTTGCGCTGTCCGCGTCTTTTGCTACTTGCCCTATTCCTGAGCCCTTGGTTGATTTTTTCTTCGTAATAAGTTCCGTAAAGGCCTTAAATGCATTGCCAAGCGTCATCAGTTTGCTCAACAATACATTAATCCACCTCAAAATAGGAGAGAATATATTAATAAGACCCTGACCTACACTTGCCATGAATGATTCCATTTGAAGTTTTAATATTCTAACCTGGTTCGCCCATCCATCCGATGTGCGTGCAAAGTCTCCTGAAGCAAGCGACAACTGATCCATTACAAATCTATATCGCAATGCCACCTTCTCTTGCTCTGTCATAGCTGCAGTAGTCTTGCCAAATCCGTTTGCCATTGCGTATTGATCTAGAGCACTTTGGGTCATCACTACACCAAGTTCCTTTAGTGTTTCTGTTTCACCCGTGAACACGGATTTGAGCTTTGTGTATGCCTCGTCCTGACTTATGTTGTAGAACGATGCCACATCGCCTGCAAGACCCGTTAAAGCAGTTGCCATCTCGTATGCTTCCTTTTGCCCAAATCCGAATGCCTTGCTCATCGCTCCAAATGTACCGATGTACTTCTTCGCCATTGTTTCCGACAAGCCATACGATGTTGCAGCCTTCTGCGCGAAGTCATCTATTTGTTTTGACATCGCGGGAAATGCCACATCAACTACATTTTGCACTTCCGCTAAATCTGATCCAAGCTGTATTGCTTTCTTGTTAAAGTCAATCAACTTTTTGACAGCAAAAGCACTCGCAATCAAAGTTCCCGCTTTCTTGGCAAGACCCGTCACTGACGACAAATCGCGTTCAAATCCTTTTTTGTCAAGTTTCAAACCTAACGCTATATCTCCGACCTTATGCATTAATCTGCTCTCCCTTCGCTTTTTACTTTGCCATCTCTACAAACGCGCTCTTTATAGTTTCAAGAACTGCCATTAGTTCGTCATCCGTCTTTGATTGAGCAAGTCTACTTCTCCACTCATTTCGTATTCTGTGTTGGCCTGGCGAGAAGTGTTCGAGCATTTGTGGATCTTCCTCTGCTCGGATTTGCACTATGCGACCAAGTGGCGTTTCGGCCGACAATCCCGCAAGTAGTGCTTTAAATTCAGGCCATTTCATTCTTTTGAATTCCTCACTATATAGAGATAGTCCATACTGCGTTCGCATGGAGGAAATGATAAGGTCGAAGTCCTCTATTAAATCATAGTATGGATCGTCTACTCCCCCACTGTATCGCTTGCTCCCACCACGCTATCCATTGCTGTTTCAATTAAGGCTGTGAAATCTTTGAATTTGAGTTTTAGCTTATCGATTTTCTTTCTGTCTTCCAAGCTAAAAAGTAACTCGTACATTTCAGGAATTGACTCCTTTTCAGGTTTGCCTGATGCTTGCATGATTTTCAACACCGTGCTTGCATCTGCATTAACTTCTATCTCAACGCTTTTTATTTTGATTCTTGGATTTTCATCAAAGCTTAGTTTTTCCGTAATATCAATAATTTTAGCCATCGTATTCGTCCTCCTCGTCCTCTTCAACTATAATCGGCATCCCTGCTCTATTGTTCTCACTAGCAAGTTCATCGATTCGTTTTTCGCTCATCTTTGATGTATCTACTACATCCCCTGCCACATATTCGTGGCCCGTTTCTGCATCTATAAATGTAATCAATGCTGTATATCTCATTTTTACCTCGTTTCAAAAACGCATAAAAAAGAGGGCTTTCGCCCTCTTCAGTATTCCCCTGCTATACTGCAGGGACAACAATAGGTTTGCCATTTGACATTGCATCAAATGAAAGTGGTGCAACGCTTGTGCTGTCGCCTGCTCCGAATTCCTTGATATTGAGCACTGCTCCAAGGAATACCACTTTTGTGCCATCAGGGAATGTCCACTGAAAGTCTGCCTCTGCATCTCTTCCGCTCTTAAATGCAAGACCACCAACATAGTCGTTCCCTGCATCTCCAACATTTCTCTTGCCACTTACAGAGATAGTCACGCTCTTTGCTGTCATCAATCGCCTTGCCCATCCCTCTTGATCAAAAGGTTTCCATTCCTCGACACCATTGTCAAACGACACAGAGAAACTTTCCATGTCTGCAATCTGTACAAATGTACCACCAGTCACACTCTTTCCATCTGTGCCTGCCTTTGCCGCTGCACCAGTGTTTACCTGGAATTGGTTCTCATATACTGGATATACTCCCGTTTTCTTTGCCATTACTCTTCCTCTCTTTCTTTGAGCTCGTAATATAAATTCATTTCTATGACACGCTCATAGATTCCGTTGTCATCTGTTCCAACATCAATCGGCTCGTTCTGTAGCAATTCAATCACATTGATTCTGTGCTTGCCAATCACTACCTCGCTTTTACTTTGCTCCATGATTTGATTGTACAAGTACATTGCTCTCTTCTCTGTCTCCACAGCATTGTTGTTGTGGTGCAGTAGTATGCTAATTGATTTTACCTCAAAACTTGCATTTTCTCTGCCACCAATTGCTATGTTAGGAGTACGCTCGTCTTTGCGTTGATATACCCCTACTGAACTCTCCTTCTTGTTGTCGAGTTTTCCTACATAGTAGTTCTTAGCTGCATTGAATGTTTTGAGCCAATCTTTAATGTCTGCTAATCCTAGCATTTTTAAACCCCCGTTAATCTCTTATAAAACGATGCAAATGTCTTTGTTGCGAAGTTTTCCTTCGAGCCTCCAGGAAGCCAATCCCCATACCATTTGCCCTTTGCGTTTGGATTCTCGCTCTTGTCAAATTTGTATTCAGGATGATAATAAAGGCGTCTCGCATATACCGCGTTGTGAATAAAGTTAATCTCGCCTGCTTTTGCAGCCTCTCTATCAATCGAAAAGGATTCGTTCTGCAGGTTTCCTGATTGCCTTGGAACAACCTGCGCTTGCACCACTTCCGTGTGCAGTGCCTCTGCGGTCATTTCTAGTGCTTGTATTGATGCTTTATTCAGCTTTGCAATTGCGGGTCCCTCTATTCTCACTTTAGAATCTGCAACCATCATATTCTTACTCCAAATCTATCCTCGTGTAATTAACACTACCATCAGGGTTGCGTGCCTTCATGCCTGATGCTATGTTGCGCATCTCTCCATTTACTGTCGCTGTGCCACTAGTTATTACTGCAACTCCTGGAGCAATATCGCCTTGAAAATATGCCGAACCTGTGATTTGCACTATCTTCTTTTGTGCGGTTAGAATTTCCTTTGCCACATCTTGATAGTTGCACTTTAGATCTTTTGTGACGGCCATAATAGGCGCTCCCTCTTCAGTAAGTCCCTCTTCAGTAATTTCTAAATGAATAGGTGTGGTGCATACCTTCTTCATTACAAGGCATGGATATTTCATTTTAGATCACCTTCCTTGCCAGTCCCGTCTGTTTTATCAGACTATATATGTCGCGTGGTAATGCCACTCCATCTTGTACGATTACATTCCATGATGTGCCAAAAGACATCGACACCCCATTAATGCTGTACGATGCTAATACTGATTGTATTATATCTTCGTTTTCGTACTCGAAATCTGCAAGCCTGCATACTGCCCTTTTTATTTTTTCTTGCTGAAAAAGGGTCAGGCTATTAAAACCCAACCCTCTAATCCTATTAAATGTCAAAGAATCAATGTGCTCGCTTGCGCTTGTAATGAACCTTTGTACTTCCTCTGCAGGGAGTTTGCCGCCATATGTGTTGATATAATATTCTTTATCAACATACATGCTATCACCCCCTTATTTCTTAGAGGTATTCTTTCCCTCTTCAGGTGCCTCTGCAGTTCCATCTTCTGAAGTTTCGATTGCTTTCTTTAGCTCCTCATTCTCTGCCTTGAGTTTTTCGTTCTCTGCCTTGAGCTCTGCTGCAATCGCCTGCTCATTTCCCTTGCCATGCTCGATAACCTCTCCACTCTCGTCAAAAATATCGAATCCTCTGTCTAGGTAATACTTCTTCTCGATTTCATCGATTAAGTAAACTTTGTTATCTTTCTCTGCGTACATCATAACTTACCTCCTACTCTGCCTCTGCATTGATGCAAACGCCTGCTGCCTTGTTCTTGATCAAGAATAGATCCATGTAGAATCTGCTCTGTAGCAAATATGAATCCGCTGTCTTTGCATCGTGACCTGGCGTGAATACATTGATATAAGAATACTTATCCTTTGCCACTACGCATGAAGGGTGTACTAGAATTGCTCTGATCTGCTTTGCTGTAGGTGCAGGAACTGCTCCCTCTGTAAAGTTGTACTTTGTCTTAAAACGAGCGGATGGTACACTTACGATCTCAACATCGTCAATGCTGTGTACATTTCTGTTAATGTCCTTTCCCCCTGCTGTAACATCAACTGTTCTCTGAATTCCATCTGCCTTCTTGAGGAGCTTTCTCACTGTAGGTGTTACATAGAGAATTCTGCCTTCTGATGGGACGCTTTCATCGTCCATCTTTTCCATTGCCTCGTCAAACCAATCAAGCACATTTGCCGCTGTGAGTGCAGTTGTGACAATGCTTGCTCCGTTTGCTGCATAAGTCTTTGCTTCTGCATAGAGCTTTGAGAAGTTGTATTTGTCCTTCTCAGGAATTGTCTGATCTGTTTCGAGGGTATTCTGTATGTTTGCCATGTCCAACACTAAGTTTGTCTCGTCAACGTCCATAGGATCTACTCTTAGCTCAATGTCTCTGTCGTGTGTGAGTTTCTTAGGCTCCCACTCGTTTGTCAGGCTTCCTGCATTGAATCCACTTCCCTGACGATTGTGATCCTTATAGCCTGAAACTGTGATTGATGGGAGCTTGATTGTCTGCGCATTCAAAAACTTTACTCCAGGGTTTGACTGCGTAAGCGCATATGATGTTTGCTCCCTTGAATACTTCTGCTGTAGCTCCGTCGAAAACTGTTCTGCATAATTGTATACTGCCATTTTAAATTCCTCTCTTTCTAACTAATTACCAAAAATCTTCTTAAGCGCATCAGCTTGCGAGGTGTTTGCTCCTCCCGTTGCCCCTGCGCCTACTTGCTGAAATCCTGCACCCTGCTCATCTGTCTTTTTGAGTGCTGGCACATCTTCCAAAACCTTATTCACAGCTGCGATATAATCGTCCTCTGTAGATTCTACGGTGAGCGTACTTCTGTCAACTAGCTTTAAAACATAAGGCAAGTTGCTGATTTCTACATTCCCTTTTAAGGCTGCAATCTGCAATGCACTGTCTATTTGGGCTGCGTGAGCCATTGTCTGCGCCTGTGTTAGTTTTTCCTGCAGGTCTTGTACATTTGGTGTATTTGCTTCTTTTTGCGCCTTAAACTGCGATATAGCCTGCGTGACTTCGTCCTGACTTAATCCCTGCTGTCTAAAGTAGTTCTTTAACACCGCCTCTTCCTTCACAGTCTGTGCTCCACTTACTATGCCTGCGAGTTTCTCGTAATCAAAGTCAATCTTTGCTGTTCCCTGATTGCTTACTCCTGCATTTGTGTTCTGTGTTGCCTGATTCTGATTTCCTTCGCCTTGTGCCTGGTTCTGTGTGTTGATTCCATCTGCCATTTTAAAATACCTTTCCTTTCAGTTTTTCGAGTGTCTCTCGTTCTCAGTTATAAGGGTGTCTCCCTCTTCAGTTGTTGCACGGTGTCTCCGTGTAGTTTTAAGTCTTCGGACCATAAAAAAAGAAAGCTATGCGCCTTCTTGGTTTATCTTATTCTTGTTGTGATTTGTGTTCCGTCCTCTGCAAATGGGATGTTAATATCCTTGCTATACACATCCATGTATACTTCGTGCTTGTCTCCGTTGTATGTAAACTCGTAATACTTAGCACCCTTATGTGGTGCAGACATCAAGCACTTACTATTCTGTAGTGTTTTGCATGACCATACACAAAATATATTGTCACGATCTATTTGGACATTGATGTCCTTTCTGCTGTTTTCGTATTCTGCGACTTTTCTTGCGCATAGCTTTATAAAGTCTTCGTATTTCATTTTTATCTCCTTTC